GCTATCTCAGCAAATTGGGCATTTTTGCTAAACGTTAATTCAGTAGGATTGAACTGAACTTCAATAGGTTCCTCATCAGGAAAGTCGAGGTTTCTAATTTTAGCTTTCTGCAGAGTCATGGTTCAGTGTCCTTAGAATGCATCGTTTTCTGACATGCGATCGCCGATTTCTCGCTCCCGATGCAGCTGATCTTCAGTATACTGTTCCTCTCGTAATCGCGCCATCACAAGATTAACAATCTGCTGCAACATTGCTTCACTCAGCATTGAGTTACCATTTGTTACATTGACATTACTGGTTAAGTTTCCGATAGTTACGGGCATATCATCCTTCCTCCAAAATCATAAACACCTCACTTCAAAATAAATTACCGATTGCCTCGAACGCTTGGCCGACTCCCGCCCCGGGCGAAATCAAATCTAAACCTTGGTGTGCAATTTCCATGCTCTCGACTGCGACTGCGCTTTGGGTGGCATTGAATGTCGGCCCAGTCCATCTCAGAGGAAGACCTTTTTTAAACCTCCAAATCTTAGCCCCAGTCTGTGGTATGGCCGAACCCAAGACCTCAGCCAGATTGCCCCTTCCTCCTGTAGCCCTGTTTGCCAAATCATAAGCTCCGGGAAAGGCGGCTCCGCTGGGCAGAATAATCAGGCCATCTCGGCGTTTGCCTTTCCCCCTCACATAGTCAAAATGCCAATTCCAAAGATCCTCAGAAAATCCGACTCCTCTCTTGAGGATAATATTTGGGTAGGTCATTCGAGAGGGAAACTTATGGATAAAACTGTTTTCGCCCCCTTCGGAATACTCCTCAACTTGTAATGTAGCTTCTAAGCCACTACACTCCGTAAAGCCTCCAGAAGCGAACAAATTAATAGCGATGTTAAGTACCGTCTCTATTCCTCCTAATGCACCAGAATGATCGATCAAATAAATATAAAAGTTATATGCTGGAAAGGGATCCAGCCGAGCACCAGGAATTGACATAAAACTTACCTCTCAACAATTTCTAATTCTTCAACCGTGCGTCCGACTCGGAAGATAATGAATTCGGCTGGATTCGCAGGTCTTACACCAATATCCGTAATCAGCTGCCCTTGATTCACAACGGTGGGTGGATTATTGGACTCGTCACATTTCACAAAGAAAGCTTCTTCAGGTGTCGTTCCCACAAGCGCCCCCTGACGCCAGAGACTTTCCAAATAACTAGAAACACTAAGTCTAATCAGTTGCCGCAAAGCTAGGCTATTGGTCTCAAAAACAGCCCATTGAGTTGATTCGTCAACAGCCTCCTCAATCATCAATAACAACCGACGGACATTCACATAGCGCCAATCTGGATTGCTGCTAAGCGTACGCGCCCCATAGACTCGGATCCCCCGTCCTGGAAATGCGCGTAGGCAATTAATACCCTCCGGATTCAAAACGCCTTGTTCCTCTTCGTTGATCTCGACAGTCAGATCTTCGGACCAGAACAACTCGGCATTCGCAGGAGCTTTGTGAACGCCAACCGTCAAGTCAGAGCGTGCATAAAGACCAGCAATGTGCCCGCAGGGTGGAATGGCCCGAACTGGACTACCGTTGGTGCGGAGCGGATCGACCACCTTAATCCAGGGATAATACAGAGTGGCATAGCCCCGCTCTGAGTCAAATTGTTGACGCCATGTTTGAATCTCACTCAATGTCAGAGAGGTGCCGCTCCCAGCTTTTACAGGTGCATCGAGAATTGCCACTCGATCTTTGAGCCGTTCGCAATGCTCGACCATGGCACGCTGAACATCCAAAACTTCTGCTTCAGAGAATTTGGGTGGCTGCTCTGGTTCAGATGGAGAAATAGGCGTTGCCACGGATGTGGATAGCTTTTCTGGAAGACAAGGATCCTTGGGCGGTTCTTCTTGGGGCGGTAACGTAGACGGCAGTCTAACAGGTTGAATATGGATGTCAGGAATACAAACAATGCCGACGGCATCCACACGATCTAACGTACTCAGTCCTTTTCTCTCCCTCGCCAGGGGATCAGTTTCGCCCAGAAAATCGTCTTTGGTTAAGGATTTAACCCCATCCTGACCGCCTGTCAAAAATCCTAATCGGTTTTTCAAGCCAGATTGTTTGGGATCGGGTAACCAATCTGCCGTTCGCGCAATTCCAGCAGGAATCAGGTCTGTTACCCTAACCCACTGGGACGGCGATGTACGCTCATCCCCTGCATTCAAGATGTGCACGAAATAGCGCTGGTTATTGGGATCTAGGGAAAGGTTTGTAAAACTTTTCTGCTCTAAGCGATCGCGCGTCACAGTGAGCGAGAATGTGGGCACTGGAGATCGGATGATTTGAGTCAAAGTCACTGCAATTCGATTTCCCCAAGTACCTTCGTTCATAGCATCTAGCCTCAGAAAGTCTTGTTCTGCCGCATTTTTGAGCATCAGTGAAGCTTTAGCCGCACTTGATCCCGAGATGCGAACTACAAAACAGGTCCGGCCACCGTTTTCAAAGAACCCCTTCACAGCATAAGCCAGAAAGCCGTAAGGCACAAAGGTACCAAAAACGGCTTGAAACTGCCGCCAAGAGTCAATCTGCACAGGTTTATCAAGCGGACCACGTTCTGTCAATCCAACGAACCCCGTAATGTCTGTCCGCAACCGTCGAATCACCGGCGGCTCAGCATCACGAAATTCAAAATACACCCCAGGGGTTAGATACTCAGGCATGGTCTAAAGTAACTCCACACCTTCATGAACCAGATCCACTGTCTCGAGCGCAACTTCGTTGGTTGTCGCGTTGAAGGGACCGCTCTCCCACTTGATCGGCCATGCTTCTAGGACACGCCAACGCAGCACGTCATCTCGAGCCTCGTTTTTGAGAACTATCTCGAGACTGCGACGATCCATCTCTCCGTTGATAATCTTCTTACGCCAATTCCAAAGCTCTTTATCTTGGGTGTAGCCACGCTTGAGCGTGATATTTGAGTACTTATTTAATCCTCGGAGTTGACGGACATTTTGGGAGATATCTGCTCCTTCGCGGTAAGTCATCGGATCTGATTCAGTCGTCAAGGCACTACACTCTGTAAAACCAGCCCGAGTGACACCATCAATCTCCACCAGAAAGTTGTATTGTCCGTAGGGATCGTCTCGTTTTCCTGTTTCTGTCGGCATAATTCGAGTTCCTCCTGAATCACAATGAATTAACCTTCTTCGATTTCCGAACCGCCAGCCCACTGGCCGATGCGGAAAATCACAAATTCTGCGGGCTTCACGGGTGCAATCCCAATCACCATAATTAAGCGGCCATTGTCGATGTCATATTGGGACATGGTGGTGCGATCGCACTTGACAAAGAAAGCCTGTTCCGCAGTCCTGCCCTGCAAGGCCCCATCCCGCCAGACATTGGTCAGGAAAGCACTGACAGCTCGACGCAGGCGAGCCCAAGTCGGCTCATCATTGGGTTCAAAAACCGCCCATTGGGTACCTCGCTCTATCGAATGTTCGATAAAAATGAACAGCCTTCGCACGTTGACGTACTTCCAGTCAGGGTCACTGGAAATTGTACGGGCACCCCATACCCGCAAACCTCGGTTGTTCTCGCGGAAGTTACGCAGCACATTAATATGGTTGGGGTTCAAAATATCCTGCTCTTCCTTAGTCAGCTTAAATTCAAGAGCGCTAATGCCTCGAATGACCTCATTGGCAGGTGCTTTATGCACTCCCCGTTCGATATCACTTCGTGCATAAATTCCCATGATGTTGCCACTAGGAGGGACTAGTATCCGTGAAGGAATACGTGGGTTCTCCGGAAAGCGATCGGGAATTTGGAGCCAGGGATAGTAGATGCCACCGTATTTTGAGTCATATAACGACCGTTGATCTTGAATTTCGGCTAGACCACTTTTAGCTTCAGCATCGAGCACAGCAAAGCGATAGCGCATTAGTTCGCAGTGATTGATGAGAGCCTCTTGAACTTGTTGATCGGTCTGACCCGGAACGGCAACAATCGCAATTTCCTCTTCGTTCTTTAGCGCAAAAATCCCCCTACGAGACTGAGGTGGATTCGTCCCTTCCGATCCAATAAATGTGTCAGGAACGATGCTAGCAATATCGTCCGTGCCACCAGTGAAAAATAACCCGAATGGGCGTGGCGTTCTGCCGGGGGGCG